GTGTCTTTTAAAGCTTTTCCAACAGCCATTTGATCAACATCAAACCACTTAGCTCCTTCAATAAACCAATTATTTCTAGCACTTGGATGAATGTCATTAACTACACCTGGAAGTAAAGTACTCATGTCTGGCTTTAGAAAGTCAACATGACCTGACCATCCTGTGGTTATAATTGGCTTTTTAGATTGAGTAAATTCTAACAATGGTCTTCCAAATCCTTCACCTTTAGTTAAACTAATCATAGCTTTAACTTTAGAGTGATTATACAATGAATTCATTTCAGCATCAGTGAAATCACCATGAAGTAAGTAAACTTTTGGACATTTACCTTTTACTGTTTTTTTAATTTGTTTTATTTTCTTCAGAGTTGCTTCTCTATCCATATAGGAGGCTCCACTTTGAGATGTTTTAAGTATTAAGGCAGGTTGTTTTTGTTTGTTCTTAAATGTCTCACAAAATGCTTTTATAAGTAAACCTACATTTTTTCTGTCATGTCCAAAGTCTCCATTTAACCAATGACCAACAAATAAATAACAAAACTCTTCCCTTATGTCTGATAAATTAAAGGCTCCATATTTGTTATGGTAGATGTCTTCATTAAATCCTTCAAATAAAACTTTAGTTGGGGTTGTTAACTCTATTGTACCTACAACTTGATTAGTATTTTTATCGTGTTTTTGAAATTTACTTTGCTTCAAAACATTAATTGTATGGTTAGTTGATCCTAACACTAAATCCATTCTATTGCAACCTTCAATCCAATCAGCTGGAGCTATTGTTGATTCAATTCCTGCTGTTATTCCAATGTTGTATTTTCCTTGTTTTTGAAATTCATTTGGAATTGTTATTTGAACCCAAATGTCAGGTTGAGGATATTGTTTATTGGGCTCAGGGTGAAACATATGAGAATTTAAAAACTCCCACTCAGGATTGTCTTCAATAAATCCCCAAGGTGTATTACCCCATCTTTGAGGAATAATTTTAACATCGTATTTATCTAACTCTATAAATGCTTTAGCAACATCTCTCGAGCGAGCTCCATAACCACTCATTGTGTCTATTGGACAACTTATAATAACTGTTTTTTTACTCATATTTAATATCTTAAAGCGTGTGTTTGTATTCTTCTATTATCTTCATCAGTGTCAATTAATTCATATTTTTCTCTTGGCTCCCAAGTGTCAAATAACTCATCAATTGCTTCAATTACTCTATTTGACATTTTTTCAGCTGTAAATCCTGCTTCATCTCCTACAGCCCATTTTCTTCCTTCTTCACCTACTTCTTTTCTTTCATTAGGAGTCATTGAGTAAACATTAAATATCTGCTCAGCAGCATCTTCTGCAGTACATCTATCATCCCAAATGTAAGGTGTTCGAGGTGAGCCTTGAAGTGATTTATTGGTTGGAAATACTGGAAAAGCCCACTTACCATGTTTTTTGTAAGTTCCATTATGATTAGAAGGAAAGTCTTTATCAAAGTCAATCCACTCACCTTTTTTAACTCCAGGACCTTCATCCATGTCATACTCAAATCTCATTTGATCTTGCATACCACCTGTTACATTAGCTATAATAGGTGTTCCGGTTAGAAGAGCTTCAGTTAAAGTTAATCCCCACCCTTCATTTGATGTAAGAAGTATTTGAGCATCTGCTATGTTGTAAAGTTGATTTAATTCCTTAGCACCTACTTTTGAAGTTGAAAAGTAAATTGCATTTGGATACTTCTCTTCAAATAGTAACTCTCTAATTGCTTCTAAGTCAGTACCATGCTCTTCAACTACTTCAGTATGAAGTATAAAAGCACATTTATCAGCTTCCTCTTTAGATAGTCTATCTAAAAAGTATCTAAAAGCTAACATTGTGTCTGGAATTTGTTTTCTTCTAATGTTTCTAGAGTTAAAGAATAGAATGAAGTCCTTTTCATTGTCTCCAAAAATATTCTTCTTCAAGTCATCTAAAATCTTTTTGTCCTTTATAGGATGATAAATGTCTGTGTTTAAGCCATGTGGTATATACTTTATGACTTTTTCATCAGCTTTATCACCTAAAACAATTCTATTTATGTTTCTTGTTTGTTTTGAAATGGCCAATAAAGCATCGCAGCTTTCATAAAATGCTTTATTATATAAAGGTGCTGGATAGTCATCCCAAATGTTAAGATAAATAATAGGTATACTTCTTCTAATCTCATTTTCAATTTGAAATAGCCACTCAAAGTATCTTGGATCTGTGATAAGAAAAATGGCGTCTGGTTTTTCTAATTTAATTAATTGTCTTACTAAGTCTGGATTACCATAACCATCAGTTGGATAGAGAATGATATTACTGTCCTCTAATCCTGTTTGACTGTTAGTGTCTTGACTTAAGTCAAATCTCTTACCTTTGTCAGGATGTTTTATAGCTCCAGCTATTTGAACCCAATTAAAATGTTGGGCGGTGTGTAAAACCATTTCTTTAGCAACTGTAGCTACCCCACTGTGTACTCTAATGTCATCACAAATGAGAAGTATCTTCTTCCTCTCATCTTTGGGGATGTACTTGAAGTTCTTATTCATAAACTACTTAATTTTTAAATTGTGATTTGTTATCGTTCTTCTAAATTCATCATCACTCATGTAAAGATCAATTGCTCTTTCAGAGAGTTTTTGAAATGAAAATTTTCTTTTAATGCATTCAATTTTAAAGTCATCCCAAAGATCACTGTCAATTTTTACACTTGTTAATTTTTTATCTGCCATTTTATTTAAATTTAATGTTATATAGATAAATACGTAGTCTTTAGGAAGTTACACCAACATTGCATAATTCTTTTTTATCTTTGTAAGGACAAAAAGTACAATTCCACTTTGATGGATTAGGTGACATTTGATTATTACTGTGACCTTCTGTTGTAAAACACTCTTCAATAAATTCATTTAATGACTTTGTAGCTCTATTCATTTTTATTTTTCCAGAGGGTGGTTGAAATTCTTGAACTGGTTTTTGAGGAAAATCTCCTTCAGTGTATACTTTTCTTCTTACAATTAGGAATTCAATATCAATATTTTCTTTTGGGACTCCAAACTGCTCTGCAAAGAATTTCTTATATAAAACTAATTGGAATTGCTTATCCTCATCTTTTTTAGTTTTATTCTTCCATCCATTTGTTGAAGTTTTTATGTCAATGATTTTAAATTTATTTGTTGGCTCATGATATAAAACAACATCTAAGTAACCTAAATACAATACATTTGGATACTTAGGAAGTGGTGGAAGTGTTATTGGAGTTTCAATTCCAACTAAGTACCAATCTTTTTTACTAAAGTATCTACTTCTTTTCTTTTTAATAAAGTCCAAAATTGCTACTCCATCTTCATAAAACTCTTGTAACTCACCAGGCTTAGAAAAGTGTTGATTGTTATTTTTCTTATAGTCATTCATATAACACTCTCTAAGTTTATCCTTAAGCATACTATTAAGATCTTCTCTGTCAGCAGCTGCTCCACTTTTCTCATACATTACAGTTAAGTAGTGTTGTAAACACTCATGAAATGCTGTTCCAAATGAAGCATGAATTGAAGGATTAAATATTTTATGACCATCCCTATATTGGAGTGACCACTGTTTAGGACACTTCTTCCACATTGAGTACTGTGAGTAAGATATATTCTTTTGATAAGAGTAATTTATCTCAGGGAGTTGTTTTTGTTGGATTTCCTTTACTATTAAGGGTAATTTTCTAGCCATGATTTATTTTTTCCACTGACCTTTTTCAACCATTTGAGCTATAATAGCATAGTTGACGATGTCTTGGTAAGTGTCAATTAGGGGCTCATTTTGAGCTGTTCTCTTCTTTATAATAAGATTCTTCCATCTACTAATTTTGTCAGAAATTCTATACCATAAACCTGTTAAAGCAAAGTCAATTTCTTCTCTATTCTCAAGTTGCGTTCCAGCTGATATATTTGACATTCCATAGTCAAGATGTTTGTCACAGAATAATTTAAATTGCTCACTCATTATTACTTTGTAACTATTGTAAATCTCAGGGTATTGCTCTTTAACTAATTGTACAGCGTCTTTATTCTTCTCCATAGTATTTTTTCATTAATTCATCTTCTTTTTCAAGGCAAGGTTTACAAGCATATCCTCTACCTACGGTGTTTAGTAGTTGATCATAAAATGATAATTTCTCTAATTCTTTAGATGGTTTATCCCAATCAACATTTTTCCACCAATCATTTCTACCTAATTTATTTATTTTTTCTTCCATTTCTTCTATAGGAAGAGTCATAGCTAAATACATCCAAGGTAAATCTGTTTCTTTTGAACAGTATTGACATTTATTCATTTCAATAACTTTTTTATTTCTTTTTCATCATGACCTGTGTCTTTTAGTAGAGTCATAACATCATCTTTACTCATAACATCAAGATAAGTAGAAGCTTCTGAGGAGCCAATCTCAAAGTAATTAGCTACTTTTTCAATTAACTCCTTATTTTTAGTTGACTTCTTAGCTTTAATGTATTTAAAGTAAGCTTTTCCTTTTGGTATCATTTCTTTGTAGAAATTATATATTTGTTTTTTATTATTTGGCATTAAAGACTG